CTCAAAATCGGCGTCCGAACGCATAAACCTGGCGTTCATCACATAGGTATTATTTTCCTTTACTTTTTTAATGTCAAGTGTACTTTGAGCAAATCTATCCGAATGGCTACCGATAACTCCTGTAGTGTGGTCGTTTGATTTATTAAAGTGCAATACTGTAATAATTAACAAATCATATACTTTGGTTATTTTCATTAACCACTTAGTTAACAAACTACTTTCAGTTTCATCATTATAATTAGTAATTATAGATAATAGTCCATCAATTACCAGGATAGAACAATCGGGGTTAAGTTCAAGGTATTTTTCTATCATTTTACGGATCATATTTGCACTATCCTCGCGTACTTGATAGCTATCAAATGATGTAGGCATATTGCTAATATCAGCAAACTTTTTTATACTTTCAATACGATTATAATAATCGTAATCGCTACTTTCAGTATCAAATAGGCATAGCTTTTTTCTATTTTCCATAAAAGTCAATTTCATAGAAAATATGTCGTATGGCACGTAAGCCGAAGCCATACACGCATTGAGAAAACTTGATTTTCCTGCCTTTGGCAATCCACCAAACACAATATAATTAGAACTTGTCGCGACTACTTTATTTTGTATTCGCAATAAGACATTATCAGCGTTAGGTTTATATCCAGGTTTGTATTTTCGAAGTTCAAGTAATTGCTCAATGGTTGGTTGAATGTTAGTATTTTTTTCCATTTAAGCATTTTGTATCAAACCGCAGAGTATTATACAAATTATAAAAATTAATAAAGATTGTCCGTTCCTATTGAATAATAGATAATTTATTAGTTTCATTTTCGTTTGATTTAGTTGAATTTTCTAATTGTTCAAGTAATAAAGTAGCGTCTGCAATAGCCATGTTACAAATAGTTAAGGGTAAAATATTTAATTGCCCTGCATTTTGCAAATGAACTTTGTAAATTTCTAATACAAAGTGTTCAAGTTTTGACATACCTGGTACAGGTACTACTAATTGATTAAACTTATCCTGAATTGGCAAACATGGAAAAGCGGGTTGGTTAGCATTTTTATTCATATTAATCTAATTTAAGTTTAAAATTTAAGGTAGCAATATCATTTTGATTGTGGTTAATACTATCCGTAATTAATAAACGAATTTCGTCCACTAAATTAAAAGGAAAATCAAATTGATCAATAATAATAAACTCCTGTTTTAAACTGTCTTTTGCTTCAAAAACAATCCTGACATTTCGCCAATCCGATAATTTCAATAAATTTTCTAAACGATACGTGCGCTGTTGAATACGCTGAATTTCGAGCAAGGTATGCTCTTGAATGGTGTTTGACATAAAAGTATTTTAATGTTAGTAATAACCAAATTTAGGGAAATTTTGGATATTCCTAATATTTTTTTGTTTTTATGTAAATAAAGGTGAAAAAAGTTTACTAAAACGAGTGTTTTTAAAGCATAGTAGAATATATATTCGACTGCCTGCAGCAGTGCGAATATATATTTATTCTACGAATATAAGACTATATATGCTGTAAATTTATCCACATACTTATAAAATTAACATTTTATTGACATTTTGTAAAAAAATTGGTTAAATGATGTTTTTTAATTAATTTAGTGCCTTAAGTAATATTATGAACAAAAACGCGTGGATCATTCCTGTACTTATAATAGGATACATTGGTTATCGCAAATTTTTATTATCACAAAGTATAAGCGTATTTTTTAAAGGGTTGGATTTTGGTAATATGAGTTTTTTAAGTCCAACAATTAATTTACAAGTACAAGTAAATAACCCAACAACAACAACAAGCGAAATTCAAAATATTACAGGAGATTTATACATTGATGGCGCATTAGTAGGTAGCGTAAGAGGTATTAGTGCAGTTGTTATAAATAAAGGTGCAAATACAATTAATATACCTATAACAATTAGTTACACAGGCATTGCTGAATTAATTAGAAAATTTAGCGCAAAAGGTTTCAAATTAGTATTCACAGGTAAAATGATTGTCGATTATATTCCTATTCCTTTAAATTTTGATTACGCAATTTAATGGTAAGTAAAAATATTATATTAGGTATTCTTCCCCCATTTCAAAATAAACAAAATGTTATTTTGGAAAACCAAAATGTTAGCGACATTATTACAGGTATTTTAAATACACATAATAAGTACGCAAAACAATATGATAAAATATACCGATATTTTATTGCAGAAGATTTAGAACAAACAGGACGAAATATATTTGACTTTTTAAAGGCAAATGTTCCATATTTCATCGAATCAAATGAATTTCAATATCTTAAGAGTCCCGCATCAATAGTAAGTACTAAGGGCGATTGCAAAAGTTATGCATTAATGAGTTGCGGGCTGCTTCACGCATTTGCAAGAAATGAAAATCCTGATTTAGAAGTTTCATACAGATTTGCAAGTTATGATCCATATAATAAAACTCCTGAACACGTATTTTGCGTAGTAAAGGAATACGGAAAGGAATATTGGATTGATCCTGTCCTGGATAGATTTAATCAAAGAAAAGATCCCTATTTTTATAAAGACAAAAAATTAAATACAATGGCATTAGTAGGTTTAAGCGGAATAGAAAATGCAAACGATCAAGTTGGTGCGTTTGATTTTAATGAAATTACAGGAGATAGTTCAGGCGGAAGTTTTAATTGGACTAATTTATTAAGTTCAGCTTTTCAAGCTGCGCCGTCTATTATTCAAGCAACAAAAGGCGGAGGAGGTAATGTACAATATGGAGGAGGTGCAATGCAATATCAAGCGCCGCCGCCTGCAATGCAACAAAGTACAGGTATAAGTACACAAACAATGTTATTAGTAGGTGCAGGTGCATTAGCTTTAATATTGTTATTAAGAAAATAAGTGAATTATAATTGCACATATAACGATAGTATAGGCGATTTAAAAACAAGTGCCTTAACGTCTGCCGCAACGTCTGCTCGAGTAATTGCAACAGGTGGAACGGATATTGCTGCCGATATAGCTGCAATAATAGCGCAAATAAATTTATATAAGGATTTATGGACGCAATGGACAAGCCACCCTGCAGCCGACGCAAAAGACTTTATAAAAAATGCAAAACCTAATATTGTAAATATTGATCCTTACGATAGGATTGTAAAAGTTATTGGATATAGCCAAAGAATTAACCCAAAAGCTATAGACGTAAATACAAGAGAGTGGTTAAAATGGTATAAACAAAATTATAAAGACGATTATTTAACATTAAGTCCAGACGTTAAAATATATTATAATCAATATTTAGATAGTATTAGGAATACTTACGGAAATGTAAATAGAATATTTGAAGATTTAGACGCAGCAGCATTTACCACTACCGAAATAAACGTAAACGCTACCCCTGTTGAAACAGTAACAAATTTAGTAAGCAATATAACATCAAATCCAAATTTTAAGTACGTTTTATACGGTGGAATTGGTTTAATATTCGTATATTTATTAAGCAGTAAAAAATAAAGAATGACTCAAGCACAAAAAACGGCAAAAGCAAAATTTAAACAAGCTATTGCATATAGACAAAAAACAGGCGTTTCTTTAAAAGAAGCCTTTGCTTATATTTACGGAAAAAAAACAGCAACTAAAAAGAAAGCAGCAAAAAAAGTAGTTCGTAAAAAAGTAGCTAAAAAAATAATTCGTAAAAAAACAGTTAAAAAAAGATTAGGCAGCATTAAAAAGAAAAAAATTACTGAAACAGGAATTTTAAATAGAATACATAATGTTAAAAAAAGCGTTGATAAATTAGACGAAGCGCAACATAAACATATGTCTAAATTAGGTGCAGTTAGTAGTCATTTAATACATGAAGTAAAAGAAGCGCACAATAAATTAATTCATTGGCAAAAAGCATTAATGATGTTAGAGAATACCAGAAAAACATTACCAGCTTCAATGAAAAAATATAACATGATGGATATTAAAAGAGTAAAAGAAGCAATAAAAGAACAAAAAACACATATTGCACAATTAAAAAAGCATATTAAATAACAATTTTTCACAATAATTAAAAAAAAACAAAATGGCAAGAAGAAAATCACACGCTAAAAAACGCCACCATACTAAAAGACGTCGTTCTCATAGAATTGGTGCAATTAGTGGTCAATTAATGGGTACTGCCTATGTAATAGGCGGTGCTTTAATCGCACAAGCAGTAGGTAAAATTATCAGTACTGCAACTGCAAGCAGTAAAATGTCTGCAACTACAAAAGGATTAATTAACGGTGCAGTACCTATCGTAGCAGGTATTTACACTCCTAAATTCATCAAAGGCGACGTTGGTGAAAAATTAGGTGCTGGAATGATTGCAGTAGGTGGTTTAAAATTAGTTCAATCAGTAGGAGTAATGAATGGTATCGGTGCAATGATGAATCCATACTATAATAAGCCAGTAAGAAACATTGCAGGTTATCAGGGCGCAAGTCAAGGTACATACTTAGCAGGTGTTGGAACTGATAAAATTACAGCTACCGCAATTTTAGAACAAAACTAATAATCAACTTTTTTCACTTTTATTAATAAAAATTAAAAACATATATCATGGCCACACAAGTAGGTAATCGCATGCTGTTCGACAATTCTAAGACGTTAATTAATCAATTAGGTTATGACGCAAGTCACGCAGTATTAACTCCATCTTATTTAAGAAGTGAAGTTTTACTTTCAACAAGTTCAGCTTCATATCACGTACCTGTATTAATTAACGACAATACCAATGGAACTCCTTTAACAAGAGAACGTCGTTTAAATTTACAGGATTTTTTTGTAGTAGGTAGTATTCAAGTATTGTTAACATCAGGAACAACAGGAGCAAGTAAGTCTTATACTTACCCTAACTTAACAGCATTTTCAACAGGTGCTGCTCAATTATGGAACGTTTACACTGGTTATTTGAATATTCAAGTAAACAATCAAAACGTTTTACCACAATGGGATTTATTACAAAACTACGACGCGCCACAAACTCAACAAAATACTAACTTTAACGCTGCTACAGCAACAAGTCCTGCTCAATATACTATTGATCAGTTCAGCGCTGATACTTTTGCAAATCAAGTATTTGAGCCTAATTTAGTATTAAATGGTGCAAGTAACATTAACGCTTCTATCATTTTACCTGCTGCACCAAGTGCATTAGATAGCAATACATACGTTTCTATTATCTGGAGAGGTATTTTAGCTCAAAACGTTTCAAGCGTAAAATAATACTTTTGCGAAGTTTAAACGCTACCGCCGACCGTCGGACAATACGGTCTATTTTAAAATTTTATAAAACGCAATTATATGATCAGGATTGATAGATTTGAAGCGGTTGAAATACCTGTACCAAGTGGCAGCACGTTAACACGTTTCTATTTTCCAGATTTACCAAATTTGCGCAATGCGAAAATAAATAATATCCAGGCTTATACTGCAGGTACAATTACAGCTACTCCTTTAACAGGTAGTACTCCTGTAACTACTGCAGATATGAAAAAGACTTTTATTACTTTATATTCAGGGGATTTACAGTTAATATACAACGTGCCTTTGTTAACATTTAACAATATGGTAAATAGTGCTGCTGATCCTTATTCATTCGATAACCCTGTTATCAATGGCATTACAATAAGTTGGGTAAAATCTTATGTCGTAGTACCGACAGCATTGGCGACTACAGGTGTAGCGTACAGCTTTGGTGTTTATTACAACTTTTAAAGATTAAATTATGTCGCAAAAACCTCAAATTGTAGGCATAGACGGTGTTATGGATTGGTACGATCGTTTCAGTACCAGTCCATACTACGCTGTTTATACTTATACAAGTCCAACTAAATTGGAAAAGAATTTTCAATATACAGGATCGGACAAAGAAGAAGGACGTATATTATTATCCAATACTTTGGAAGCAATGCAAATGCAAGAGGATCAAACATTGTATTGTTTAAAATTATACGATCAAATTAATAAGAAAAATACTATTGATAGCAATTTAGAAAGTATTGCCTCAATAAGATTTAGAATTACTGAAATACCTCAATTATCTATGCAACATATTGCAGGAATGGATCGTGGTAACTCAAGACTTGAAAATGCTATGACAAGATTAGCTGAAAATCAAAATCTTATTTTAAGCAAATTAAGTGCAGAAGAATTTGAGGACGACGAACCTAAGCAAGAAAATATGTTTTTAAAAATGTTGGAAAATCCTGCTATTCAGGGTTTAGCCATTGCAGGAATAAGCAAATTTTTAGGTTTAACTGATACTCAAATGACAGCTACAGGAATTGCAGGTATATCAGGATTGAATGAATTAAACGAGGACGAAGTAATAACCATTGTTAATAGTTTAATGACTAAAGGTGTTACCGTAGAACATTTACGTAAATTAGACGAAATGAGTGCGAGTAAATTGCAATCTTTATTATTAATGCTGTAACTTTTTTAACCTTTGACAAATGCCTAAAATAGACAATTCAACAAAAAATATTTTAATATACGGTGCTGTAATAGGCGGCGGATATTTCTTTGTACTTCGTCCTTTATTGGTTAAATTAGGTATTTTACAATCGCCTGAACAAATACAGCAACAAACCGAACAAACGCAAAACGTTCAAACATATATTCAAAGCGCTATATCTGCTCAAAAACCTACAAAATCAGTTGGAGAATGGCAAGTTATTGCAAATCAAATATATCAGGATTTAAAATTTGCTTCGGTTTCTGACGATAAAGACGACGCAGTATATCAATTATGCAGAGTACAAAATGACGCTGACGTCGCTTTATTATATAAGAATTTTGGAAATAGACAAGAGTATTATTTTGGAATACCTGTAGAAGGTTTAAAGGATTTACAACAATTTGTAAATGGTAATCTTAGCGACCACCAAATAAATACGATAAATTCAGATTATTCTAAAAAAAGAATAAAATATAAATTTTAATATGGAAAAAGATACAACCAAACAAAAAAATATATCAACCGTACAAATATTAGGAATAGCTGCAATAGGTTACATACTTTTTTCATCCTTTAAAAAGAAAACTACATTAAAAGGATCAGTACAAGCCTGGAACTATCAAGATAATGCGCCAAGTGGAACTACTCAAGTATTTTCTAAAATTGGAACATGTGTATATGACGATAATTTTAATGTAATTTATAAATATACTGATCCAGGTGTGGGAATGACTTTAACAGGTGTAAAAGGTGCGGAAATGTTTAGCGTAGTAATAGGTCGAAGTTTTATGAATGGAATACCTGGATATGTATTTAAATATGACGTACAAACTTTATAAATATAAAAAATATGGAAAACGAAAAAAAATCAAATAAAAATTTGTTATTAATAGGTGGCGCAGCCGCTTTAGCAGTGTATTATTTCTTTTTAAGAAAACCTGCGGGAACAACAACAACAACAACAACTCCAAAAGCACCGATTACAACTAACGTACCTGTAAAAAGAGAAACAGTAGTAGTAGCACCAGCAGCAGCAAAAGCATACGTTTATCCTGCGGGTTTACAGGAAGGTGATTATGTAAAATTCGGAACAGCAGCAGACGTTTATTTGTTGCATAGTGGTCAAAAATTGCCAATTACAGAAGGTTGGTGGAACGCTAACGCGTGGGATAAGTGGGACACAGTTAAATTTTTAGCTCCTGCCGTTGCGTTGGATATTCCAACAGGATCAGTATTATCATAAAAAAATGAAAAATGAAAACATCAGATATTGTGTTATTAGGATTGATTGGTGCAGCTATATATTATTTTTATAAGCAAAAGCAAAATAAAACCGATTACCCTACAGCACCTAACCCAATGGACGCATACGCTTTACCGCAGGGAATAGTACCTATTAATGAAACAGGTGTACCTGCTGTAATTAATAAAGATACAGGTGCAGCCATTGTGCAAACTTTGGACGCTGCAGGAAAGCCTGTAGAAATAAAATACCAGGTTAGATATGCAATAAAAGGAATACCTAATATAATTTAATATGGAAGAAATCAAAGTAACAGCCCTCAATTATGAGGTTGACTTTTATACAGTTGACGTAAGTCAATATGTAGGCGGTTATCCTTATAATGGATTGACTTTTATTAATTATGGTACAAGTACCGTAAAAATAGAAAATATTACATTGCAACCAAATCAACAATTTGAAATTGCAGGTAACGTAGGCGAATATACAAATCAACGATTTTTCGTGAATTTTGGATCATCAACTACCGGAAACAACGTAGTAGTAGTACGTAAAAGATATTTAAACATATAACATATGTCATTAAGAGTACATTATGAAATATTGAACCAAAAAGGCACTCCTGCCTTTTTTAGCGACACATACGCAAATCGTCCGGCGTTTGGTTTTGCAGGTCGCGTATTTATAAGTACGGACACAGGACAAATATTTGAGGACACAGGATCAGCCTGGACGCTTATTGCAGACGCAGGTGTTGGCGGTGGAACGTTGGCAAGTGTAACAGCAAACGGAAATACAACTGCTTCAGGTATTGTAATTACCGCAGGTAATTTAGGTATCAATACAAGCAGTCCAGGTGCGCCATTAGACATTCACGGTACAGGTACAAATGCTCAATTTAACGGAACAGGTACAAACAATGCTTATTTATTGTTTCAAAATGCAGGTACCGGAAAATGGCGAATAGGTAATACTTACAATGCAGGTGCAAATAGTTTTAATATATTTAATAATGGTTTAGCTACAAATGCTGTAAGTATTAGTAGTACAACAAACGAAACAATTTTTTCAGGTAGTGTCGGAATAGGTAGTGGAACAAATCCTGTTTTTTTACTTGACGTTAACGGAAATACAAGAGTAACAGGTCAATTAAGTGCGTATGCTTCTGGATCAGGTAACGGTTTATATGTTCAAGGTATAAGCAATCAATATGCAGCAAGAATTTTGGGTGATGCAACAGCAAGTAATTCATACGGCTTAAATATTCAAGCAGGTACAAATAGTACTGATTCACCATTTACAATTACAAATTATGCTGCAAGTTCTACATTTTTAAAAGTTAATGGAACAGGAAACGTATTAATTGCAAGTACAACAAGTGCTGGAAGTGTTTTAAAATTACAAGTTGGTGATGGTACAGCAGATACAAGATCGTATTTTAACCCTTCAAGTCAATATGCTTTTGCTGTTGCAAATTCAAGTAGTAATGCTTATTATTTAGGTGTTTTAACAAGTGGTTCGACAAGTTCATTCGCATTACATAATGCGGCAGCAGGTGTAAATCCGTTAATTGTTGCTTATAATGGAAATGTATTAATTAATTCTACTACTGATTCTGGTTATAAATTACAAGTAAACGGTGAAATTTCTGCAAAAGGTACTGTTTGCGGTATCAATTTTCAAAATAGAGCAAGTAGTAATTATTTTGCATTTTATGCTAATACTGATATTTATATATTCAATACAAATACAAGTAATATAGCTACAATAGGTGCTACAACAGGTGTATATACTCCTTTATCCGATATTAATAGAAAAAAAGATTTTGAAATTAGTACAATAGGTTTAAATGCAATATTAAATTTGAAACCTACTTTATATAGAATGAAAGAAGAAGATAATACCGAAAAACATTTAGGTTTTATTGCACAAGAAGTAAAACAATATATTCCACAGGCTTATGTTGAAAGTGGTAATTTTATTGGTTTAAATTATCAAGCTATTGTAGCTACATTAGTTAAATCAATTCAAGAACTTAACGAAAAATTAGAACGTAATAATATAAATTAATATGAAACAAATACAACCAGTATCAATATGGTACAACGGTCAAATGATACAAGCTACTTTATTTAATATGTTAAGTATTAGCGATAATTTAAGTACAGAATGTAAATTTTATTATCAATTAATTTCAAGTACTGAAATACAATTAGCAGAAGGAAATTTGACAATGACCGGTTTTGATTACGAAGCATACAGTACAAGTCCTGATAGCAACGCTTACGCTTATCAGTGGGGTGCAAATCAATTAAACTTAACTTTAATATAATATGGAAACGAACAAAGCCTTAGAAATCTTAAAAGCATTAATTGACGAAAGTGTTAAAAAGGGTATTATTCCAAATATTGACACAGCTATCCAGGTGGCAGAAGCATTTAATACAATAGCAAAGAAAATTAATGAAGACAAGTAATACAAATATGAGCAATAACGTAGATCATAACAGCATAGGTGGAACTTTTTTCACATTTTGTACTTTTTTACTATCTGAATATCAGGTGGAAACAATGAGTAAAATAGGGTTATGGTGTATTTCGGCTGCTGTCGGTATTACTACAATCATTTACAATATTAAGAAAATTAATAAATTAGACAAATGAGAAACGCTAAAACGACAATTTTCGGTTTAATTTCAGCCATTGCAGGATATTTTGCAATGAATGGTACCGGTAAATTGCAAATAATCGGACAAGCTGTATCAGGGATCAGTACATTTTTATTAGGTGCAAGTGCAAAAGACGCTGACAATAACAAATAACAATGACCAGGAACAAAAAAATATTAGCTACTGCCGTAGTTAGTATAATAGTATTTTATATGTTAAGAACAAAATTGGCTAAAAGCCTAACGAATACCAAATTCGGTGCATTAAGCGACAAGCTATTTAATTTAATAGGTGGCTTAGAAAGTTTTACCCCTGTAGCTGAATGGGATTTCAAACAATATTCCGTTGGTTATGGATCAGGTTATAATTGGGATTTAAAACGCGCTGTTCAAAAAGGGGATATTATAGACAAAGAAACTGCAAAACGTTGGTTATTATATGAAGCGCAAAATAATTTTGACCAGGTTATGCAAATGGTAAAAGTGCCTATTAATGACAATCAATTATTGGCATTAAGTAGCTTTGCTTATAATGTAGGCAATGGATCATTGCAGGATAGCACACTATTAAAATTATTGAATAGTGGCGCAGATAAAAACGCTGTAGCTGCTCAATTTGATAAATGGGTGTATGCAGGTGGCAAAGTTAGTCCAGGTCTAAAAAATAGACGTGCGGCTGAAAAGAAACTATTTCTTTCATAGGTTGATTTCATAAATGGGTTTAAGCATTAAAGGACGAGGGGGATTTCTATCCCCCTTTATTATTTTACATATAACCTCTTATAAAACTTATTTGTTTGCTTATCATAAAGATTGCAATAATGTGCCTGAATTTTGCCTAAAAACAGCATAAAACTGCCCAAATTTGCAATATTTCGATATTTCCTTACACTATTATCATTTTCAAAAAAAACAATGGCTGTAAATAGCTGTTTTGCCATATTATAAGGATTTAGGGTTTATTACAAAATACTTAGTACCTAAAAAATCTACTGATCTAATTTTTCTATTAATTAGTAAATAACTAATAGCACGTAAAACGGTTATTCGTTTATACCTGGTAATTTCGATTAGATCAGTTAAACCTGCCATTTTACGATCCTGAATAATAAAATAAATTTTTTGTGTGTAATTCATTTTTTTATATATTTGTACTGAAAAAAGTTGCCGTAAGGTATTGAATGTTAGTAAATATATTCAATGAGCCGCCCTAAAAAGGCGGCTTTCTTTATTTACATAAATAGTCAATATGCGCTTTTGCGCTTGTTATTGTTTTATGAGTAGTATTATCAATACTCACAATAAATTCCCCAGCTACTTCAAAAATCCAATAACCTAAATAATACATTTTTTTAATGTTCATAATTAATCGTTTAAAATTTTATAAAATAGTGTTTTCAATATTTCCCAAATAACAATAATAACAATAATTTTTATCATAAATATCTTATTTTAAATTGTTCAATAATGTGTTCTAATAATACCCACAACATAATAATAGACACAAAAATTACCGCCCACAAAAAGGTAAATAGTAATTTGATTAATAATATTAGTTTTTTCATAAAGGTTAAAAAAGTTAACGGTATTTATATTTATTTTGTTGGTCTTTTATAATCATTCCTTTATTGATCCATATTTTGACTAAATTTTTAGCATAGGTATTGCTTTCTGCAGTCCTTTCTTTTATTTCGTCAATCATTTCACTATATAATAAAGGCGACATTAAAACCATTTTACAAATCCGTTTTAGTTCCATTTCGTCCAGGTCGGACGCTTTACCTGTCTTTTTTTGTACGCTTTCATTTTCTACCTGCTGTAAAGTTCCGTTAAAATTCATTAATGTAATAGGCTCAAAATCGGCGTCCGAACGCATAAACCTGGCGTTCATCACATAGGTATTATTTTCCTTTACTTTTTTAATGTCAAGTGTACTTTGAGCAAATCTATCCGAATGGCTACCGATAACTCCTGT